AAGGCAATTATTTGCTGAAAAAGAATATGAAATAAAGATGTTAAAGAACGAACAAAAAATAACAGCAGAAGATGAAGCTAAGGCATTGGAACGCAACAACGAATTGCGACAGCGTTCTATTGACCAAGCAAAAAAACAACTAATGGAAATTCGCAAACAAACAGAAGGCACAATAACGCAAGGCGTACAAAAAGGTTTTGATGAATACATGAAAAACTTACCAACCCAATTTGAAGTTGGTCGGCGTGGCTTTGTGTCTTTAATGGGTAGTATGGAGAATGCTGTTGAACAATTTGTAAGAACAGGCAAATTTAATTTTGGAGATTTTACGCGCAGTGTCATTATGGACATGATGGTTATTCAAGCTAAAGCAAGCGCAATGAACATGATGCGTGGATTAGGAAATATTTTTGGTTTTGGTTCGCCAAGCGTAGATTTAAGTTATGGTGGCGAAACTTTTGGTGCAGTTAAAACAAGTGGATTTGCCGATGGCGGAGACCCACCAGTGGGTCGGGCTTCTATTGTTGGTGAACGAGGTCCAGAATTATTTGTTCCGCGCACGGCTGGCACAATCATTCCAAACAATCAACTTGCAAGTGCAATGGGTGGCGGTCAGACTGTTAACTACAATGGGCCATACATTGCAAACATGAGTGCTATTGATACCCAGACAGGCATTCAATTCTTGGCAAAGAATAAACAGACCATTTGGGCATCGTACCAATCCGCTAATCGTTCAATTCCAATATCGAGGTAAAACATGGCAGTCCCAAATACATTCGCAACAGATACATCACCAATTCCATTAGCGGATTTAGATTCTAATTTTAGCTATTACGATGCTGGATTTTCTCTTACCGGAGCAAACATTACCTACTTGGGAACAACGACTGCTGGTAACTTAGCCTTTACTTGGAACATGACAAGTGCGTCTTGGCTTGTTGGTAATGCTCAAACCACAGGAACAATTATTTTTGGCGGCACGGCTGGCACAGGTGCAATGACATTTGGTCGGTCAACAGGCGCACAGACGCTTAACTTTGGCACGGGCGCAACAACAAACGGCACGACAAAAACAATCAATATTGGAACGGCTGGCGTATCAGGCTCAATCACAACAATCAATATTGGTTCTTCGGTTGCTGGTGCAACTGGCATCACAAACATTAACTCACAAGAAACAAACGTAAATGGTTTTGCCGCTTCTGCGCCTGTGACTGTTAATGCGGCAACCTACACACAACTGATAACCGATTACAGCCTGATTGTGACTACGACAGCGCCAACCATCACATTGCTCGCGGCGGCTAGTTACACAGGCAAAGTTTTGTTTATCAAGAACATTACCGCCACCGCAGTTATCAGCGCCGCCGCCAATGTTGTGCCACTTGGTTCAGCCACCGCAGGAACAGCAATTCTTGCCGCAACTGCTGGTAAATTTGCAATGCTTCAATCAGACGGAACAAATTGGGTAACCATGATGGCAAACTAACATGAGTCTACAAACAATACTTTCTGTCGCTGAATCGGTCAGCATAAACGACCACAAGTTTGCGGGTCAAATGCTGTCGCGGAATATGCGTATCAGCACATCAGAAATTCTGACTGTCCAACCGTTTCAATTTACGATGAAACCAATGAGCTATTTGCAGTACAGCACAAATAGGTCGGTGCTGTCTGCATTGCGTACTGCTGACAGAATTACCGAGCAATATTTGAACTTTGGCACAACTGGCTGGCTTAACTACATTGTTTATCAAGGCGATATGTCCAGCGTTCAGGCAAATGCAACAACAATTCAGACAGGCACAACAGGCATGAATATTGTCTTGGGTAATTTGCCATCAATCAGTTCTGGGGCATTTATAGTCAAAACAGGTGATTTCATTCAGATTGACCGCTATGCTTACATTGCCACCGCAAGCGTTCAGCGTGGCGGCTCATCGACTGTGACCATTCCAGTACATAGAACAGTGATGACCACAGTATCCAGCCCATTACCCGCTGTAATAGGGCAATACGGCACGACAACCAGCTTGGGCGGTTCAACCTATACAGGCATCACATTTCCTGTCGTATTGCGCGAATACCCTACTTACACGCTTGTGCCAATGACTAATGATTCTTTTATTTCTTGGGATGGTGAATTCAATGCTTTTGAGGTAGTGCTGTGAACATAATTGCGCCAGTACAAGATACTAATATTATTCGCTATGCCGACTTTATGCGAATTACTACCGCATCAGCAACATACAGATTTTCCACAGCACCCACAGCAATTACAGTTTCAGCCGTTGACGCATCGCCATTTACAGGATTAAGTCAATTGGTCAATGTAGGTACAGCAACGCGAGATATTAAAAGTACTGCAAATGAAACGACTGTGACGCTGGTAGGAATAGACACTACCATGCTGTCTTTGGTTCTTGGCGCTGGCATTAAAGGCTCAAAGATTGAAATATGGCATGGGTTTTTTAATGCCGCTGGCAACTTAATAACAACAAGCAATGCCGCATGGATTAATTCATCAAATTACTATCTTGCATGGACAAACAACGTAGGCGTTCAAGTGCCTTGGCAAACATCAGTTGCAAATAGTGGTTTGTATCAATACTTTACAGGATTTATTAACAGCTTCAGCATCAGTGAACAATGGATGGAAGAAGTGCGTGGGTATGTCGGGACAGTGACTGTCAGCGCATCCAGCATTCAGCTTATATTGCAAAACCGCACGGCTGGTAGATACACCAACGACAATGCTTGGAAACAATTTAACCCAACTGATACAAGTATGAATAGGGTGAACTTTATTGAAACAATTAACTATCAATTTGGCAAAAACGCACCATCCAACTCATAGGAAAAAACATGATAAGACAAGCAAACAAATTTGACATGGACTCAATTGTGCGGATGCTCAAAGCATACCGAGACAAAGCACCAACGCAATTTTTGCGGGATTCCAGCAATCAAGAGCACATAGAAAAACTGTTAACAAATATCCTTGCTGGCGCGGGTTTCATCTTGCTTGCCATGAAAAAAGAAGAAGCCGTGGGCATGGTGATTGCGGCACAACACCCAAACATTTGGAATCCTGACATAGCCCAAATCAGTGAAATTGCTTTTTGGGTTGATGAAGAACACAGGGGTGGAAAAATTGCACATCGATTGCTTCATGCGTACATTCAACAATGCGAAGATTTAAAGCAAGAAAACCGCATTCATTTTTTTAGTCTAAGTAAAATGCACAACAGCCCCGACTTGTCTTATGACAAATTCGGCTTTGAAAAGCTAGAAGAAACTTGGATTAAATAACTATGCCCGGTTCAATAATTGCCGCCGCCATTTTAGGAACAAATACAGGCATGGCTTATGTTGCCTTGTCGTTTGCCATTAATATGGTTATATCGGCAGTTATTGCAAAACAATTTACGCCTGACTCAAATCAAAACAATACAAATGGCGATGCGTATGACCCCGGCTCGCCCGGCACAAGGTCGCAAGTCGCGCCCGCTGGAGACAATAAACTTCCAGTGATTTATGGTTCTGCTTATGTTGGCGGCATTGTCACTGATTTATCTATTACAAGCGATTATCAAAATTTGTATTACTGTTTGGCATTGTGTGAAGTGACAAACACTGAAAACGGCACAACGCCTGACACAATTACATTTGGTGATGCTTATTGGGGCGGCAAAAAAGTTATTTTTCAAGCCAACGGCTACACAGTTGCATCATTGCTTGATGAGTCCACTGGTTTATATGACACATCAGTAAATGGAAAATTAGAATTTTATTTTTATCGCAATGGTTCAACAAATCCAACTAACAGCGCATTTTTTGCTTATGGCACACAAGTCATGGGCAATACAAATTTGATTTATCAATGGGACAGCACTAAGCTGATGAGCAATTGCGCTTTTGTTATTGTCAAAATTAGATATTCACAAAGCGCAAACTTATTAGGTTTACAACAGACTAGATTTCAAGTTACAAATTCACGCTTTGCACCGGGCGATTGCCTCAGAGATTATTTGTTTTCAACTCGCTATGGTGCGGCAGTACCAATAGCAAATATTAATACCACAAGCCTGACAGCTTTAAATGTTTATTGCGCCCAATCATTCTCATATACAACATATACATCTTCTGGTGCAAGCCAAGCAAGGTTTAGATTTGATGGTTTATTAGAAACAAATAACCCCATCATGACCAATCTGCAATACATGGCTACTTGCTGTGATTGTTTGCTACGCTACAACGAAATCACAAACACATGGGGCGTAATTGTTCAAAGCCCGACATATACAGTAACAATGGCACTTAATGACAGCAACATTATTGGCGCAATCAATGTTACGCCTTTGGACATTGCTTCTTCATTTAATATTGCTGAAGTCAAATTTCCTGACGGCTCATCAAAAGATAGTTTTAACACTTCAACTTTTAACCTTGCAGTATTAAATCCATCTTTGTTGTATCCAAACGAACCAGTTAACAAACAGTCAATTAGTTTGCCATTGGTCAACAATGATGTTCGTGCTCAATATCTTGCAAACCGATTCCTTGAGGCTTGCCGTGAAGACTTGCAACTGCAATTGACAATTGGGTATGTTGGCTTGCAATTAGAAGCTGGCGATATTGTCAGTCTTACAAACTCAAATTATGGTTGGACAGCAAAATTATTCCGCACTTCAAAAGTGACAGAAAATTATGGTTCAGATGGTTCAATCACCACGACCTTAATGCTGACTGAATATAACCCAGCAGTTTATGACGATATAAACATAACGCAATTTACGCCATCACCAAACACAGGCTTGGCAAGCCCGATGACATTTGGAACAATTCCAACACCCGTAGTAACAGCAAGTTATCCAAATGCCGCAAATCCATCATTTGTTGTAAACATTACAACTTCCACGGCTGGTATTGTTGACTATGTAGAATGCTGGTATTCAGCGTATGCAAGCCCAACAACAGCACAGCGCATCTTTGCTGGAACTTCAGCCATTGCATCAGATGGCAACCCATACAATCCAAGCACATCGCTGACAATTACATTGCAAGACATACCCGCTGGCAATTGGTATTTCTTTACTCGCATGGTCAATGGTCTTGGCTCTAGCCCGTACAGTTCACCATCGGCAGTTTTTCAATGGCGACCCACTACATTTACTTATGAAAATCAATATATTGTTGTTGCTTATGGCAATGATTTAGTTGGCACAGGCATTTCATCATCACCGATAGGCAAGAATTACTATGGCTTGTATAACTCGACTTCAACGACATACAGCGCAACTGCGTCAGATTACACATGGTTTTTGGCGCAACCAACATTTGGCACTGTAAATAAACTTTGCTACATAAATCGCACTGGTCGCAAGTTCAGCTTTGGTACAGCACCAGCGGCATATGCGGCATCAACTGCGGCTTATGTTCCGCAATCAACATTTGATAATTCATTGTGGTCAGCTTTGCCTGATGGCACAAACTATATTGACCTTGATATACGCACTGGTCAACTTACGCGAACAGGCACAACATCTGTTGGAACAGGGCAGATTGCAATTGCAAACAATCCTGATGGAACAATGGTAGGTGCGCTTGCTCAATGGTTAGATTTTGGTGGACCACTAACTTACACCAGTTCAGTTTCTACTTTGACAGTGGACATTTATGGTCGTGTAGTCGGCTTTGTGCCACCTGACAATCTTTTTTACACATCACAAGATTTCATTGCAACAGCAAGTCAAACTGTATTTACACCAGCGACAAGGGGTGCTGGATACATTACTGGTCAAGATTTGGTTTACCGCAATGGCATTTTGTTGGATACAACTGAGTACACAGAAAATAATACAACAGTCACAATGAACACCGCTTCAACTGTTGGTGATAGAGTGACCATTGTTTCTTTCCGAGTGTCTTCGGTGCTTTTGAGTTATGAAGATTTGGGAATAAATTATTCCACTGGCACAGGAACAAACACTTTGACTTATACTGATTTGCCGCACCAACTTATAAGTGCTGGAGATAAATTAACTTTTACTAATTTTAATGGTTTAACAATTACGGCTGGTTCATTTGTCGTTGGTAATTGGTACACAATTGTTTCTGTCGGCACAACTAATTTCACGCTGATTGGCGCGGCATCTAATACTGTTGGAGTTATATTTAAAGCAACTGGTGTAGGTACAGGCACAGGCACAGCAACAGAAACACCAGCACAATACATAGTTTCAAGCATCAACTACACGACAAAACAAATTGTGTTTACCACTACATTTACAGCGGGTGCTGGCAGTGCAATTTATCGTTTCCGTGCGGCTGGTTCATCTTATCCAGCGTTTAGTAGATTTAAAGCAACTTTGTCAGCGGCAACAACTTACACTCCAACAACTTTCCAATTGGTTTCAGGTTCAGAATTATTTTTCTTGAATGGCACAGTAGTCAATGACCAAGACTATGATTTAGTTGGAAACACAGTTAACAATTTCCCAAGCACTGTAAGCGGTGTTTTTACAATCATACAATTTGCGCCAAACAATCAAGGCGTACCCGTTGGTTTACCCACTGCGGTTTCTACATATACTGTGGCTAGTCAACCCTTGTATTCATATTCTTATACAGCGGCATATTTTGAACTTTTTGCAAATGGCTGTCTGTATATCCAAGGCGCGGATTATGCAACTTCTTTAGGTTCTTATACTTTGATTCCCACACCAAACAATAACACGACTATTCTTGTTCAACAAACTTTTAACGGCTCGGGGGCGGCATGACACAGGCATTCAATCTTTCACAATTAGCAAACAATGTAAACACCAGCGGACAAATTAATGCGGCCGCTGGTTTGTATAACAGTACACCAGTGCAAAATGGTGGCACTGGATTAGCAACTGTCACCGCTGGTCGTTTATTGCTTGGTGCTGGCACAGCAAACATGACTGAACTTGCGGGTGCATCGGCTGGTCAAGTTGTTACTTGGAGTGGTACAGCGTGGGAGGCGGCGGCGGCATCAGGCGGTGCATTGCAAACCTATACAGTAGCATTAACGCCCGGCACATGGACAAAACCCGCAACGCTTAAAGGCGTTCGCGTGACTGTCATAGCTGGTGGTGGTGCTGGTGGAAATGCTATTACTGGCACAGGCTCGCCCGGTGGTTTTGCTAGAATTGCCGCTGGTGGCGGTGGCGCGGGTGGTACAGCAATCAGACTTTATCCAGCACCATCGTTGCCCGGCCCACAACCTTACACAGTTGGCGCGGCTGGTGGTGCATCTTCTTTTGGTGTAGCACCAGCAACAGTAACATCTGCCACTGCTGGTACAAGCGGTTCACCTATTACTGGTCCTATGTCGGGTAATACACAATCAAGCACAGGGGGCGGGGCGGGCGGTGTTGGTTCTAATGGCAATATAAATATTGGTGGTGGTGGTGGTGGTAGTGGTATTTTTACTCCCACGGGAGGTTTTGGCGGCACTGGTGGCAATTCTTTCACTGGTGGCGGTGGCGCATCTTCAGGAAATGGAGGCGCTGGTGGAAATGCTGGTCTATATGGCGCTGGAGGTGCTGGCGGTGGTAGAGCAGTTGATTTTCCAAGTGCTGGAACAACTCCGGGCGGCACAGGCTCGGCTGGTGTAATTATTATTGAGGAGTTCTATTGATGAAGGCACTTATTTCAACTTTAGAACCAAGGCAAACTGGTTACAGGGTTGCACAAACATCTTATGATGACCAAGTTTTTCCAGTAGCTCAAACAATGTTTTGGGTTGATTTTCCAAATAATTTTGATACCGAATTAGTCACATACGATTTTTATTGGTACGACCCAACTGATGAGACAATAAAGCCACAAAACATTACAGGATAAATTATGTGTGACCAACTTAGCCAATTTGTTGTTGAAAAATATGTCCACTTAAAAGATTTTTTAGCAAAAGAATCATGCGCTGAGTTAACCGCAGAATTAAAGCGCCTTGTTGCTGAACAAAAAACTACGCAAGATGCCCAATGTCCTAAGTCGCAAGCCGTACATGGCGCAATGGCGTTTGATAAATTGCTGATTGATTTGCTACCGCACTTTGAAAAAGCAAGCGGCAAGCGTCTGTATCCAACATATTCCTATGCGCGACTGTATGCGCCTGATGATGAATTAGTCATTCATACTGACCGCGAGTCATGCGAGATAAGCGCAACGCTGACCCTTGGCTTTGAAGGCGATGTGTGGGCTATCTACATGGGCGATGAAGGCAAAGCTAACGCAAGCCGCATAGACATGGCTGTGGGCGATGCTGTGCTGTATAGAGGCATGGACAAGCACCATTGGCGTGAACGCTACACAGAAGGCAAATGGCAAGCGCAAGTATTCTTGCATTATGTGGACGCTGATGGCAAACACGCTGAATGGAAGTTTGACAAACGACCAGCACTTAACTTGCCAATAGAAGATATGCGGTTTCGTGCATACACTGACATACTGACATTGCAAGCCTGTGACGCATTAGTTAAGTTATACACGCAAGATGCTGTGCCAAAAGAATTGCCATTTATTGGTAACGGTGAAAACATTGATTTAACAGTGCGGAATGTTAAGCGCGTAATGTTGCCAACTTATAAGGACATTGGCGGCAGATTGGCGGCGGCTGGTTTGTCAGCAAATCATCACGCATGGAAGTTTGACATTACCCATGCTAACCAAGCTGAGTTTCTCGCCTACCCTGCTGGCGGTCGATACCAAGCCCATGTGGACACTTTTATTCAACATGGTGATGAGTGCCGCAAATTGACTGTATTAGCGTTTCTAAACGATAATTTCAAGGGCGGTAAATTCTTCTTGCAAGATGGGCATCAAAGATATTACCCGCCACAAACAAAAGGCACTGTGCTGGTTTTCCCATCATTCATCATGCACGGTGTGGAAGATGTGGAAGAAGGCGAAAGATTCAGCGTAGTGTGTTGGATGGTTGGAAAATTTTTTAGGTAACACAATGAATTCACCTATTCTGTCAGTTCGCAACATTACAGATGAAGAACTTAAATCCATGTTGCGCGAGGCGGCAGAGTGGGGCGCAAAACGCGCATTGGCTGACATTGGTTTGCACGATGATGAAGCTGGTGACGATGTTAAGGAATTGCGCGGCTTGCTGGATAGCTGGCGCGAAGCAAAGAAAACTGCATTTAAAACCGCAATCAGTTGGCTGACTACTGGCTTGCTTATCTTAATCATTGGCGGTGTCTACTACTATGTAGGCAAAAACAAGGGGTGAAAAAATTGACCCTATCACCATACTACTTGCGGCAAACAGTTGCGTGGCGGCTATCAGGCAAGGCGCAGAATTTTATAAGCAAGCTAAACGGTCATTTCTTGAAATCAAAGACACGGCTGATGAGGTCGTTGGCATATATAGGGAAGTTACTGGATTTTGGAGTAACTTTAGTAACTTTTTTAAACCCAAGCCAACCACGCCCAAGCCTGTGGCGCAAAAGAAAAAAGAAAAATACAAAGCCTACGATGAGACACAAGCCACCGCAGACATTGTTAAGCATTTAACAAAATTCTGGACATTACAGGATGAACTGAATGACTTTCTGAGGGCTGAAGAAAACAGGGCAAAAGTCTATGACCCGAACGCTAAGAATGCAGACATGATGGCAAGCGCAATGAATCGTATATTGTGCCAACAGCAGATGGAAAAACTCAGCGCAGAAATTCGGGAAATCATGGTGTATCAAACCCCCGGTCTAGCGGACATTTACACCCAAACTTATGCCATGCGTGGCGCAATACAAGAAGAACAAGAAAAAGCTAGACTTGCCAAAGAAGCAAAGGAAAGACAAACCTTATGGCAACAGCGGGAAAAGCAAAGAAACCTACAAGCCAAACTAGCGGGTCTGCTGGTGACTTCTATATTCCTCCTCTACCTCTGGCTGTGGCTCAGCCTGTTAAGTCGCTGGAGACAGACATAATGGGCTGGATAGCCGCTACGGTGCTTATAGGGTTGCTACTCCCATTGCTTGGTTTTTTGTATGTTGATATATTGACTACTAAACGCGATGTGCAAATTGAACTTGAAAAAGTCCAACAGCTACGGCGGCAAATGGAACTTGAGAAAAAGGAAAAATAATGGAATGGCTCAAACAAATTGCACCGACAATTGCCACCGCGCTGGGTGGTCCATTGGCTGGACTTGCTGTTGATGCGGTGAGCAAAGCCATTGGCATTGACGCAAAAGATGTTAACAAAACCATTGCTGATGGCAAACTGAACGCTGAACAAATAGCCAAAATCAAAGAAGCTGAAATTGCAATGGCGGCACGAGCGCAAGAACTAGGTCTAGACTTTGCCAAACTTGCTGTGGATGACCGCAAATCTGCGCGAGATATGCAAACGGCAACGCAGTCGTGGATACCGGGCATGATGGCGATTGTCGTGACCATCGGCTTTTTTGGCATCTTAATTGGGTTAATGACCGACCACTTCAAAACCAGCGATGCGTTAATGTTAATGCTCGGCTCATTGGGTACAGCGTGGACAGGCATCATTGCTTTTTATTTCGGCTCATCCGCTGGCAGTCAAAAGAAAGACCAGCTACTCCATCAATCCAGCCCAAAGTGAGGGTGCT